GTCATATTTGTCATCAAAAAAGTATCGTGCATTTGACTTTCGGTTGCAGCGTCTGCAGCTGGAGTGAGATGACCTCTATCAAATCCCGTGTTGTTATAATCGGACGGAACAGGAGAGTCCTGCAATCTATCATCTGCGTGGAAGTCGTTGGTTCTTTCCACTTTATTTGTGTGGGGCTGAAATACTTCTGTCGAGAATAAGGCAGCTTTATGGGAAATATCGTAGACAGTAGCGTAAAAGTTGTTGCAATAAACTGTTGTATCTGATACTGCAACCTCCTTTCCATTAGGAAAGAATTGGTCACAAGGAGATGCATAAACAGGAGTTGCCCAAAGTAAAACGGCAAATAGAAGTTTTCTCATAAGGTGAATCCTTTAAACGTGTTTTCATCTACATCTTTGTTGACGCCACCAATTATATATGATGTGATTTCTGTTTCCTGTGGAGCAACTTGTACATCAGAACCAGCAATCCATTTTTGAGTCCATGGGAGAGGATTAGCACCAGCCTTACCATTAAGACCAATGTTGCCCATACGTTTGGCAGCAATGTGATCAATATAATCACACAGCAACTGTTCGTTTAAACCAATCATAGACCCATCTTTGAATAGGTAACGAGCCCACGCCTTTTCCTGTGCAACGACATTATAGAACATGCGTATGCACTCATCCCTTGTCTCATCAGCAATTTTCGCAAAGTCAGGATCCTCTTTTGGTAGAATCTTGAGGAGCTGCTGAGTCGAGGCCAAGTGAACATTTTCGTCACGGGCAATGAGTTTGATAATCTTGGCGTTGCCTTCCATCTTTTTGACTTCGGCAAATGCCCACGAACAGGCGAACGAGACATAGAATCTTACTCCTTCAAGAGCATTGACAGCATTGAGACATAGCCAAAGTGCTGTCTTGTGACCGTATATATTTGGAAGCGAAAAGCCTTGAGTATAACCTCTATATGCTACTTCATTATTAAATGCAATCAAAGCATCATAATACTTACTGATGTCACCGGCACAGTCTACGATTTCTTGGATGTCAAGCATCCCATCAAAAACTCTAGATGGATCAGAGTAAACATTACGAATAATGTGTGTATAAGACCTTGAATGGATTGTTTCACTAAATGCCCACGTTTGAATCCAAGTCTCAAGTTCTGGAAGTGAACAAATAGGAAGAAACGCCAATGAAGGAGCGCGGCCTTGTACAGAATCCAAGAGTATCTGACGTTTGAGATTACTCGTAAATATGTGCTTTTCATGTTCATTCAATCCCTTAAAATCTTTACCGTCTCGAGACAAATCTATTTCTGTTGGTTGCCAGAAAAAAGAATTTTGTTTTTCTGTTAATTTTTCAAAAATAGGATATTTCTGCCGATCGTATCGGGCAGTATTAACTGTATTGCCGAAGAAACATGTTTCTTTAGTAGCATCATTATATACAGAATTAAATACTGACATTAATATGTACCTTCATATGATTTTTGACATTAGCTTTTGTTATTTCTTTACCACAAACTTCGCATTGAACTCTTGGTCTGTTCTTTGCTGCTTCTGATATGTTTTTAGCATGGGATTCTGATTTAGATTTGAAGTACCCTGTTTTGTTTAATTTTGGTCTAGAAGCTCTTCTTTTTTGTTCTTCAGAGAATTTTTCTGGGTCATTTTCTCGTCGTTTACGTATAGAATTCCTCATCTTAATTTTAGATTCTTCTGTATGGAAACGTCCTGTATGGTCTATAGAATTCTGCTGAGAAAATTTTCTTTTTATCCACCCATATGATTTGTTATTTCTATTTGCCATCATATTTGCAGCATATATTAGTTTATATTCGTTTGGATATATTTTTACTAGCAATAGATGCGCTATATAGTGTTCTTCTGGAAGAAGATATACTAAATTATCAGAATCGTCATTACCATCCATACACTTAGGAATGATATGGTGCTGTTCATAGTATTTTTGTTTATCTTTCGTTCTATCTATGGATTTTTGGATTAATTTGTTATAGTGTGAGCGATAGTCCATACAAAAATCTCCTTTACTTTATTTATGAGCCAGAAGAATCCTATTATGGAATACGGACATTTATTTCTTTCTCCATTAGAAAACCATGCTTGTTATGGTCGTAATAGTGTTTTAATAATTTAAGATTGGCAAATCCTAACGATTCATATAGCTTTCTAGCAGCGATATTATCTTCGCGAACATGTAGCCTTGCATACTTATACTTCATTGTATTGATGAAGTCAAGCACGTTTTCAACAATAATGCGGCCATACCCTTTGCCGCGATGAGCTTCGGATATGGCCACACTTTGTATATACGTATATCTTCGTTTGCGAATTATCCAGCAGTAACCAATTACTATTTCTGGATTACTCTGAATAAAAATAGGAGACTTCACAGTTAAGATGAATATCTCATTATCATTAAGAGCCAATTTAATATCTTTTTTGCGAATGATTATGTTCGCATCAAAAGAAGTCTTTTCTATTGCATAAATTTCTTTAAGATGCTCTTTTGTAGCGAGCTTAAAGGATGGGTTATAGAGCGCCACTATCTTCGCTAATTACTTCTATAGAGTATTCAGGAACTTCATTTAGCTTCAGCAAACCCTTATATTCTACAACAAGAGAATTCTTGGGTGTATGGAAATCAATGAGTTCTGAATCATCTAGATGGGTAGGTGTAACGGTAACATATTCCATTTTATATCTCCTAAAATTTACAACTTACAAGAATCGCAATCAACCTCAGCTTCGTCAACCATACTTATGGGTAATGGCTTATCTTCCATTTCTCCAGCACCATCATTAGTGTTGAAGTAGTATAAAGTCTTACCACCATATTTATAGTGCATAAGGATATGCCCAAGGATTTCAGACATGGGAATTTTATTATCAGGATAATGTGTTGGATTATATGATGTGTTGACCGATATGGCCTGATCAATAAACTTCTGCAACACAGCCATGATCTTCAGATAGCCTTCGGGTGATTTCTGGTCCCATAGCAATTCGTATTTATTCTTTAGTGTACGGATACCAGGTACGACCTGCTTTAGTACACCATCCTTAGACTGCTTAATTGATACAAGCGCGCGAGGTGGTTCAATACCATTTGTTGAATTACTTATCTGAGCTGATGTCTCTGCTGGCATGAGTGCCATTAGAGTAGAGTTACGAATACCAACCGTAGCTGCACGAAGAGCAAGACTGTCCCAATCCATCTTATAGTTTGGTTGAACTAGTTCATCGACTTCCTTCTTGTATGTATCAATAGGCATGATTCCACCTGAGTAAAGCGTATCAGTATGCTTAGGACATGGATCTACTTCTTCTGCCAAGTCGACCGAGGCTTTGATAAGATAATAACTCCATGCTTCAGCATACTCATGCACAAGATCGAGATCTGGATCAGAGTAACTGCTATCATTACGAGCCAGCCAATAAGCAAAATTAATGATGCCGATGCCAAGAGGACGACGGTTGCGAGTACCAATAGCAGCGGCTCTAACAGGATAGTCTTGATAATCCAGTAGGGCATCCAGAGCGCGTACAGCAATGGTGCATGGCTTTTCGAAGTCAGCTGGCTTTCTAATCTTTCCCCAATTGATCGCACTTAACGTACACAACGATATTTCTGATTTACAATCAGATTCGAAAACTTCTGTAACATAAACATGTTCCTTATCTTTAGTGTCGATACTGTCGACAATTTCATATTTAAAATCCATTTTGTTTCCTTAAATGCTTTGCTAGATTCCCCAGATCCCATTCACGGCGGCAGCACACACAACAGGCTTTCTTTCCTTGTAAGTGTTTCGTGCCATTGGGCTGTTTTTTAAGATTATACTTACCGCGTTTCTTTCCTAATTTTGCTAACCGCATCTTTTCTTTAGTTTCATCTGACGCCTTGACAACACCGACTAAACCTTTATTCCAGGCTTTTTGACCCATATGACCTAAAGAATTGTTGATTCTATGTTCCGTCGATTGCGGACCTATCTTTCTACCTTTAGTTTTTATACTCATGGCGGCATAATCTCTAAAAGCAGACGTATCTCCACCACTTCCATTTTCTTCAATAAAATTAGCCCAGTTAGGAGAATTAACCACATCCCATAATTTGGAATAGTATAACCCTTGTTCTTTTATTTCTAATATATCATCAGATTGAAATAGAATCTCTGTCTCAATATCTTTACCATATTTGTTCAGTTCTCTTTTCCATCTCTTCCCTGAACCCAGGTATTCGAACGGATTTTGTTCTGTCTTACCAAGATATTTAAGTCCAGTAACTTTATGCGTTTTAACATATAGT